TACTTCCTCATACTCGACAGTCAAAGTCAACCGACGGATGAACAGTTGGTCCGGGGCGTACTGTTGCTCCGGGAGCAGTTCGGCACCTGACAACCGAGGCTCATGCAGCCCAGCCGCAATCATCCGCTTCGCCCCGACGTTCAAGATCCGGCGCATGACCCGGTAGTACCACCCAGCGACGTCAGGATGCTCAGCGTAGATATGGAGCGCGTACGTCCCGGTCAGCCGCCGCTTGAACAGTCGCCCGTCCCGCTCGTCTGACAAGTCGAGGTACGTCTCGTCCCCGAACGCCGTGTACTCCTGGCTGACATCCTCCGACATCAGGGTCAGCGCGGTCACCGGGAACGGACCCTCCGCGCGGGCGTACCCGCTGACAATCACCGGAGGGTTGGTCGCCCAGTAGGCGCGGCACTTCGCTTTGTCAGACGCCGGGAGCGTGTAGAGGATGTCATCCAGCAGCGCCGTGTTCGCGCTGATCGCGGCGACACCCAGGTTCAGGGTGTCCCGGATGATGACTTCCGGCAGGGTGACGGGCAGGGCGGAAAGCATCAGCGGATACCTGACAACGCGTTCGCGAAGATTCGATCAGCGATGCGGGGGATCCGGTTCGACGCAGCCTCAAAGAACTTGTGGGCGCGGATCCCAGGATGGATCCACTTCGCCGCGTCAGACGCCGTGGAGACGCGACGGAAAGTCGTGTACTGGGACTGCGTCGCCAGTTTGTAGGTCTTCTCCTGCCGGACCATGCCCGCGTAAATGTCAGTCGTGTGGATCGGCTTCAGTTTCTTAGCCCCACCGACACCCGCTGGAAGTCGTGCGCCCCACTGAGTGCGCCCGGAAGACGGATGCGTGGTGGTCGCGCTGAGCCGCTTCGCCGCGTTGTGAACCGCAGTGCCAAGCCGCTTCGCGTCCGCAGGCGACATCCCGCGCCGCTGCTCCGCGCTCCCCATAGGTGGCCCCGCGTGACCCGCGGACCCGGGGGTGCCGTGCCGAAAGGGTACGGTGTTGTACACCCCGCCTTCCTTCGACGTCTTCGCGTTTCGACCCCGGAGCAACCCCGGCTTCATATCGAACTGCGGGATCCCGTTCTCGATCGCGTTCGGAAGCCAACCGACAAGCGCAACCGATGCAACCGGGACGATCCCGCCACGTAGGATCTTGGTCGCGGTCAGCGGGTACTCCGTCAGCAGGATCGCCTGCACGTACTCCCGCGACGTCTGCGGACCGAGGTCCCGCTGCGCCTGCACCACGATCTCGTTGTGCATCGCTCGGACGATCTCCGGGATCGTCGCGGCAAGGAGTTCGGGGAGCGCCACCAGTCCTGCGGGCGGAGTCAGTTGGATTTCCAGCATCAGGCACCTCGCCGTGGTGTCAGGAAGTCCAGTTTCACACGGAAGGTCGTCGGAAGCACCTGCGGCTTGCGGACGCCCTTCAAAGTCGCCGCGGGACCCTGAAGCCCCTGCACCGCGTAGGTCGCTTCGTCCACGATCCACACCGGGCGCGCCGCGTAGTGGACCGTGTACCGCTTCCCCGTCGCCGGACCTGAGATCCACTCCAGGCGGGTAGGCTCGGTCGACGTCTCCTCACGGAGCCGCCAGTGCGAGTCCTGCCAGTACTTCACGCCGTCTTCGTCTGCGATCAGGTGGATGCGGGTCGGCTCGTAGCGGAGGGATTGTCGCTGCGCGAGCGTGGTCCGCTCGCTTTTCCCGACCGTGACCACGTTGGACGCCGACTTCTGCAAGACTTCGGTCCACGGCATTTCCATTTCCACACCGATGAACCGATCGCGGTAGCCGACCCGGCACTCCGGCTGGACCGTGATCTCCGCCGTCCCGAAGTCGAACTCACCGAAGGGTTCGACTAGGCTGGTCCGGACGTTCGCCTGGGAGAACGTGCAGCGCATTGTCAGGTAGTCTAGGGACGAGTGGCGGTCAGTCCGCTCGTCCGGGTTGATGTACCACCACCCGTCCCCGTTGCACCGCGGGCACGTTGGGTCGTACTGGTCCGTCGCTGACAACTGGCACGGGCACGCGACCGCCCGACTCCAGCGGAATGTCAGGCCGAGTGCCTGGATCGCCTGACGGAACAGTTTGGGGTCGAATGTACCGACCGGACCGCTTTTGGGTTCTAGGCGCGGGCGCGACATCAGGTCACCACTAGGCGCGTGGTCTTGCCGTAGAACCGGCGAAGATTCGGCATTTGCTGCTTGATCTCCTTCTGATATTCAAGGATGCGCGAACCGTAGCCCGCGTTCGTCGCGCTCGCGGTCGTGCCGATGTTCTGCGACAGCCCCGGAACCGACACGGACTTCGTCGCGATCGCAGCGCCTGCCACAAGGTCACCTGCGATGTTCAGCGGTCCGATCGCCGCCCACATCCCAAGGACGTGCTTCAGGTCGACTGGTAGGGTCCCGACTTCAAACCCAGCCCGGTAGTCGAACCGCCAAATGCCCGGGACGCGCCCCGACCGCCCGGACCACATCGGCATCAACGCCCCTGGGATCAGCAGGACGTCCGCGATCCCGCCTTGCCCGGGGACGATCTGAATCTGACCGTGCGCGCCGTTCTCCGTCAGGACCACCCACTGCTGATTGATTGTCACCGACGACTGCATCGACGGGTACTGGAACCGGACGCCGGTCACCTCGATCACGGGGTACTGACGAAGTTGAAAGAAGCCCCACTGCCCGTAGTCCTGGGCGTAGTGGTCGTGAGTTTCTTCCACGATGTTCACGGGTACAAGCGGGATATCGAGTTCCTTCGACAGCCAGCCCGCCCCGGCGCGGATGTAGTGTTCCAGCATCCGGCGCGTGAACGGACGACCGTAGTCGTCTGACAAGTCGACGCCGAACAGGTACAACTCCTTCAACTCGTCAACGCTGAGCAGGAGACTTTCGTCCGCTTCCTCAGCGGCTGACAACGCGTCAGACCACGCCGACGCCTCAGCCGTGACGCTGTTCTCGTAGCGCGACCGGTAGAAGACGTTGACGTTCGGAGGATTGTCCTCAATCTCGTAGAACGCCCGGTTCGGCAAGATCGCAGTCGAAGCGACGTTCGTGTACGCCCCGGCGAGGGATGTCGCGCGCTGGAGCCGGAGCGTGTCGTACCGCTCCAGCACCGTGTTGACGGAGTTGATGACGATCTGCGGGAACACGGACAGAACGCCGGACGGGGACGATCCGCGGGGCGCGGAGTCCATCGACGGCACTAGCCCGAGCAGGTCGAACCGAATCGACGCTGACGCCGGAGCGTTGAACGTCCGGTCCCAGCCGATCGACGGGATCTCCAGTCGGTACCGGAACCCTTGCACTGCCGTCAGGGAGAAGGTCCCGTTGGCTGCGGTCACGGACTCGACTGGGTCGAGAATCAGTCCGATACCCCCGATCGCTTCGCCAACCGGTTCGGGCGACGCTGGCGCGGGTGACAACCGGAGGAGCGCGTTTGCGACCCCTGCGCCGGTTGCGTCGCAAATCCGCCCCGTGATCGTGATCGCAGCCAACGGGTCACCTCACCCTTGGTACATCGTGCGCTGCGCCCGGATTGTCACCCGGCTACCGATACTGGCCCCCGAGAGGTACGGCTGGATCCGGATGTAGTGGCCGAGGGTTTCGATGTCGAACGTGAAGCGCCCGGAACCGCTTGCCGCGGCCCAAGTCGGGGTGACAACCGCAATAGCGGAGGCACCCCCGGCGCGAAGGTCGAAGTCAGTCGCGCGGTCAAACCAGTAGTCAGCGACCGACGACGGAGTGAACGAACCTTGAACCGCGATCTTCAAGTCACGGGCCGTACCGCCTGCGGTGAAGTCGACAAAGAAGCAGACCCGGTCGAACGCCTGCACGTTCAGCGGGGCTGACCACTTGTCAGACGCCAACGCTGCCGCGACGTCGCTGGACGCGTACAAGTCGTGGAGCATGACGATGTCGTCAATCGTGTTCATCCCGCGAACCTGCTGGTAGCGCAGGCGACGCGGGGTTTGACCGTTGATCGAGATCGCGGCAGGAACAGGCACGTTGCCCCCTCTGAGTCAGGTAGCCCGGATCAGAACGCGATGACGATGTACGAAACCGTGACCGTGTTCGACGTACCGGGGGCAGCGTCAAGCGTGATCGTCAGGACGTCGGATCCGTTCCAAACAGCGGACTTGACGTAACCCGACGACGTACCCGACGTGTTCAGGCTCGCGGCAGCAGGCTTACCGTCAGCACCCGCGATCGTCACCGTAGCGGTCGTCGCCGGATGCGTGATCGCGAGCGTGCCCGCGACGATCTTGTCGAACGTCGCAGTCGCACCGGCTTCCAGGGAGTTCACACCGTCAATCACCCCGTCGATGATACCGGCGAGGTCTACGCCGGGAGGACGATCCGACAGCGGAGCATTGTAGTCGCGGAGGACGCGCTTTTGGTTGTCAGTGAGGTTGGACACCGGCATCGGAGACTCCCGTTAGTCAGGGGTTGCGCCGCCGACGCTTCGCGCCGGAAGGCGGGACCGCAGCCTCGACTTCGGGAGTCTGCGGCAGCGTTGAAGCCGCTTCCGGTTCCTGACAATCAACGACTGGGTCGTTGACGACCGGGGGAGCCGACAGCGGCGAGGGTGGCGGCGGAGGGACCGCGCGCCGGAAGGAACGGAACTGGAGAAACCGGTCCGCGTCCGCCTGACAACACCCGGGGACTGGGTCAACCTGATCCCCGGTGGCGAGGTGCAGCGCACCATTGTCAGTCGCCACCTGATAGGTGCGACCCTCCAGCCCCGCAACGAGGGTACCCCTCGCGTGCGGGAACTGGTGGATGACAATGACGCGCAGGTCCCCCATCAGGAGTAGGCACCGGTTTGGAGCGGACCGACGTTGATGAACATGCCGCACTTGTTCGGAGCCATGACCTGAAGCGCGCCGTACATGACCTGCATCCAGCGGACAGACGAGTCAATCGTCGCCAGCGGGATCTTGGAGAACGGAGCCAACTGCTTCCACTTCAGGACTTCGCTGGACTGGGTCAGCATGTAGCCCTTGCTGGTGTTCGGCAGGAAGCGGTTGAGGTCGACAATCGTCTGCGTCGCCGCGGTGCGCTTGACCTTGAAGATCAGGCGGCAGGTAGCGGCAGCGCCGTCCTTGTCAGAACGGTAGACCTCAAAGAACGCCGTGTCGGAAGCGGAGGTGACGCTGATATTCACAGCGTCGCCCGCCGCGACGGCGATCGACGCGGAGGTCACGGGGACCGACTTGCCGAAGCGGTTGCAGGCGACGATCTTGTAGTAGTAGGTGCCCGCGTCGCTGGCGCCCCAGCGGTTGGTGCTGCTGCCCGAGTACACCGGGGACGTCGGGGAGGCGACGGTCGGAGCGGCGGGACGCTGGGAGGTGTGGCCGACGCCGTCGGCAGCGGGGACACCGGACGACGGGATGAAGATATCCGGGTTCAGCCGGATGTCGCCAAACGGGGTCGTGATGCCGCGGATCGCGATACCAGCCATGCCGTCCTTCGGCGCAGGGAGGTCGTAACGCTCCTTCGGGTACAGGATCTTGGAGAGATCCTTGACCGGGCCAGTGGGGAGCCACAAGTCGCTCGGCGCACCGTAGTTCGGCTCAGCGACCAGTCGCTCGGTGAGGTCCGCGATATGGTCCTCAGTGAGCGGCTGACCACGGAGGTCGATCACGTTGCTCGCCTCGTAGCCGGACAGCATACCGTCATCGAGAGTGGTGCTGCCGTACGCGTCGACCAGCAACTTCTCAAGACCGTTGAACTGGACGCTCAGCAGGTCTTCGTCGCCGTCAAAGAGGGTGCGCTCCAACTGGCGGAGAAGGAACAGCGTGCCGTTGACGGTTTCGCGGGCGACCACGTCCCCGTGGGCAGCGCGGAGGAGGCTCATGACGTGCGTCACGCGACGCACGGTACCCATGAACCGGATCTTGGTGTACGCGCGCTCGTAGAGGGAATCGTCCTCAGTCGGCAGTTCGCCTTCGTTGATGAAGACGGAGTTGCCGCTGCCGTACGAGTGGAGTCGGTTGTACTCCTCGACCGTGTTGTACGCGGCGTCCTTGTACAGCGACTTCCAAAACTTCACATCCGTGGCCCGGTAGGTCACGTTGTACAAGGTGGAGTCGAGAGATTCGATGCGGAGCGGGAAGCCTTCGCCTGCCGTCGCACCCGGGTTGTTGATGTCCGCGCCAGCGGTAAGCGCCTTCTGAAGCGCGACGAGGTCGTCAGCCGACCCGGCACCACCGATCAGGGACTCACCAACGGAGGGGCTGACCCCGCCATAGTCTTGCCACGAAACGAACTCTCCAGCCATGCTAGCCTCCTTTGGCTATCTTGTCAGACCGCACGAATCGCGGCGAGGATGTTGGGGGGAACCGCGCCCGTCTGCTCGTACAGCGCGGTCGCGTGCATGATGCGGTCCTGAGCCGCGTCGTCACTCTCATTGACCGCGTGGAGCATCAGGGTGCGAAGCCCCTGAGTGATCTGCGACTTGGAGAGGATGTCAGGGCCAGCACCGCCCGTCACGGACTTCGCGAGCGGACGCGAAGTGACCGAGGCGGGAGTCGCGGTGACCGCGCGGCGGGGAGCCGGGGCGCGCTCGACAGTCCCAAGACGCTCACCGAGCGCCTTGATGATTTGGTCCTGCTCCGCCACGATACCGGCCAAACCCTTGACCAGCGTCCCCTGCGCCTTCAAGAGTTCGCGCGTCGCGCGGCCCTGGCGGCCGACTTCGTCGCTCACGGCGTTCAGACGGTGGTCGACGCCGCTGACAAGCGACTTCAGGAAGTCGCTCGCGTCGACCAGCGGACCAACGCCGTCGTCTTCGTCCATCGCAGCGGAAAGCGACTTGTGGAGCGCCTGAGGGCGGGACTCGTTCGCGGCACCCGACCACAACCGGCCCAGTTCAGCCCGCTCACTCTTAGTGATCAGACCAGCGTCAAGACGCCCGGTCAGGTACGCCTCGCGGGGGTTGGTCGTCTCCGCGAGCGCATCGCTGATCGCGTCGTAGGCACGGATCGACTTCAGGAGGTCCGACGCGCTGACAACCGACTTGCGCGCCATCGCCATTTCGTCGTCGTCCCCCTCGTCCTCCTCAGCGTCGGTGTCCGCCTCGTCTTCGTCCGCCTTGGAGACAGACTTCAGTTTCGGACCCTTGCCGGGGGGAGCCGAAGACGGCGCGGCCATTTGGCCGTCGAACATACCCTTCTGCGCCGCGGCCTTGCGAGCGGCCTTGCGAGCCATAGCCAGCGGGGACGCACCACCCTCGTCCTCGCCCTCGCCCTCGCCCTCGTCCTCCTCACCCTCGCCTTCGTTGTGCGAAGCGGTGTCGATATGGACGTTGACGCCGCCCGGGACCGGGGAGTCGCCTTCTTCTTCCGCCTTGTGCATCGCAGCCAGCAACTTCTCCAAGTCGCCGCCGCCCACGGGCATAGCCTTGAACTCGTCAGCCGACATCGGGGTCATACCGCACATGCCCGCGGCCTTGCAGTACGCCTTGAAGGAGAGTCCTTCGGGGCGGCTCATCATCCCCTTCAGCGCGCGTTGGAGGTACGAAACCCCCTGCATTTCCTTCTTCATTCCAAGCCTCCCGCCTTCAGGATTTGGGACAATGCCGTGTCGGACAACTGACGCCGAGTCGTGCGACTGACAATCACCTGCGCCTCAGACTTTGTCAAGTGGATAGGCTCCGCCGCCGAGGTGCGTCGGAACTGGTCGAACGCGTCGGTCCACTGGGTGACATAGTCGAGCGTGTCAACCGGCTCGTCAGTGGACTCACCCGCGGCTTTCCGCACGGAGTGCGGTGAAACACCCCCAAAGCCGCCGTTGTCAGCCTGACCCCCGTCCCCGCCGGACAGGTTGGTGAGGACCACGTCTTCTTCCTCGTCGTCAGGGCGGCGCTTCTTGCGGTCCATCGACTCCGTCCGAAGCGCAAACCCCTCACCTGCGGTAGCGCCCGGCGAAGCGATGCTGCTGCCTGCCATAAGCGCCTTCGCGAGCGACATCAGCGACGTGTCCGTGTTGACTGGGCAGTGAGTGATCGCGACGTGGTTGACGACTGCGCTGACGATCTTGTTGCTATCCTTGCGGTCCCGCGCGACGACCTTCCCCTCGATCGAGAAGCCGAGGCGCCGATCAGGGTTGTCAGACAGCGACTGCGCGAGTTGCCAAACGCGGCGCCCGTCGTCAGTGTTCAGCAGGTATCCCTCTGCCCACCACCCGTTGGTCGCGCTGACTTCCCCGTTAGGCAGGGCTTCCCCCTTGCGGACACGGCGGACGCCGGTCGGGTAGCCCAGCACATCCGTCGTCTTCGACCCGTGGTTGTCGTTGAACCACCCGTGCCGCAAGAACGGGGTGAAGTCCAGCCCGTCTTGGACGACCCGCTCACCCTGCCGATCCAAACCGTCGGTGCTGACAATCCCGCCGATCCGCATGGCGTGCGCGTCTTCGGACTTCGTCCACGTCGAGACAGGCATGTAGAAATGGAAGTTCGACAAGGGTTCCTCAAACGGTAAGGGGCAAGCAACGCGGGTTGCTTGCCCCTTGCTGCTGTTCAGCGGGCCTTGACCCATATCTCTCACACGGCTCGCCGGTTGTCAACCCCGAACGCGCAGTCCGAGTCGGGGGGTCCCGCGTCTGAGACTCTTGGCGATGACGCCACTCTCCGTGACCACCACGTCCCCCTTGCACGCTGGACAGGGACCATGCACCCGACCGGCATCGTCAATCAGGACGATGCCCAGGCGAACGCGAAGCCCACCTTCGGTCGCTGGACCGCCGATGGACTTCCGGCAGTGGGGGCAGTCGACAGTCACGGGATCAGCCCCAACGCCTCTGCGGTGTGCCGAGTCCGGGACTTCATCGGCACGCCGAGTTTGACCGCCGCCTGGGCGATCCCGCGCAAAACTCGTTTGCAGCCGTCCGGTCCGTTGGAACGGAGCAACGCCGCAACCGTCGTGTGAGGTTCCACCCACGCGACCAGCGATGCGACCTGCGCCGGGTTGGATTTGTCAGACAGCCGATCGAAGTACGTCAGGTCAACAGGCATCTTGGTGTCGCCGTTCGACTGGGAGCCGCCGGGCCACGCGCACAGCAACTGGGACAGCGTGTAGTCCGCGCGGTCGTACAGTCGCGCTCCCTGATCTCCGGGAGGCGCGGCGTTACCCGCGCCACTCGATTGATTCACTGCCGCCATGATGCCTCCAGTTTCCGCAGGTCAAAGACCAGGGGTGCGGTTGCGAGCGTGCGGAGCGCCTTCGCGACAGCCTGCGGGATCTCCGAGACTGACGCGACGTCACCCCCTCCGACCGTCGTGAAGCCCCCTTCGGGGCGGTACGAAACCTTCTGCTGAATCGCGTGCATGATCTCCTCATGCGACCGGGCGCGGGACCGCTGCGTCGCGCGGGTCCGGCGCTCGGAGGCGATCGGGTACTCGCGCTCGTACCCGGTGAAGACGGCGACGGACTTCTTCCGCTTCTCGCCCGGAGGGACGAACGCGTACGGAGTCACCTGCCCCACGTTGCCGCCCGCGGAGAGTTTCCGGACGTTGACGAGGTACTTCTTCTCCTTCAGGATCGCCCGGTCAGCGGGAGAAAGCATCTCGATCAGCCGGTTCATGACCTCCGTCTCCGTGACAACAGCCCCGCCCGGCTGCGACCGCATCTCCTCAGCGACCGTCGACCGGTTGTCTTCGATCCAAGTCAGGATCTCCTGCCCGCGGATCGCGAGGTAGACCGACGCCGCATCATGCGAGCCGGACGCACCACCGCTCGTTGACGTGAACCCTTCGGACAGAATCGCGTTCTTGGTTTGGTCGTCCTGCCGCGAGATCCAGTCACGGACCCGGTTGACGACCTCGTCAGTGACCACTTCGCCGCCACCGTACGTGCCAGCGGCGGGATCCGGGACTGACAAATCAGTGTCCGACCAACTGAGGATCGGGCGGGACGTGTCCGGGTACGGCTCCTTCCGCATTTCCTCAAGGAACGTCAGCATGGCCGACGTCCCCTTCGCCGCAGCCGCCTGCGCGCGGGCGGCAGTCTGCGACAGCCGCCGCGACGCGGACACCGTCGCAGGGTTCCCTGCGAGGTTGGCCGACGCGGTCAGGAGGCGATCCTTCAGGGCGTTGATGACCTGGGGAAGCGGCGCACGGTTGCCTGACAACAGCGGGTCGGTGCCGAGGTCCGGATGTGTGCGGACACGTTCCAGCGATCCAGCATTGTAGGAGCGCGAGCCGACCGCGAACAGGTCCGGCTCCTCTTGCCGGAGACGGGAGAACGGGCCGTCCGTCTCAAACAGGGGCCGACCGAGGCTATCCGTCTCCTGCACCATGACGACCTCACGGTTGTCAGGATCGCGCGTGATCGCGTCGATACGCGTCTGAATCTCCGTCCGCTTCGCCTCCGGAGTTCCTGGCAGGTCCATCCGGCTACGCAGGATGGAGACTTGCTCACGGGCCGAATCTGTCAGGCGGGTCACCGGCTCCGTGACGGGCTTGCCGTCACGCATAATCGGGTTCCCTTGCTCGTCCCGCTTCACCCGGGTTTTCGCGATCATCTTGCGCTTGCCCATCAGGGACTCAGGGATCGCACCAGGGAGCATACGCGCGCAGCGCGTCTTGCGCTGGTCCTCCGCCATAGGCGAGCCAAGCGAATCGTACTGGACCATTTCGGAAGCGTTGCCCCAGTTGATCCCGACCTGCGCGGCGTCGCTCGCGACCGCGATCTCGCAGTTGTTGAACACGCTGATCTGACGTGCCGTCATCGGCTCGCGGTCAGTGCTATTCGCCCGCGCGACCTCAGTGTAGGCACGCTTGATCGCAGCGATGTTCCTGACAATCTCGGCGCGCTGCCGGGTCAGTTCCGCGATCTTGTCAGCGACGTTAGCGCCACCCTTCTCCTGAGCCGTCAACTCCTTGATCCGGTCCGACAGTTTCTTCGGGTCGCCCGCAAGAATGATCGCGCGGAGCAGGTCGCCGGACCTGTTCAGCGGGATGCTGACATTCAGGCGCGCTTCCAACGCCCGACGCTCGGCGGAGGAAAACTCCTTGCCGTAGAAGTAGGCGCGGCGCTCCGTACCACCGGACTCGATTGTCAGGAACGATTCAGGTGCGTCGATACCGAACTGCGCCTTGATCGTCGCCCGCTGATCCGGGGTCCACTGGGACATCCGGAGTTCTCCGACGTCGGTGTCTGCGAGGTGGGCGTCAGACACGTCACCTGGGTACGCCTGCCACGGCACGGAGTACCGGTTTCCTTCTTCGTCCCGGAACGACTGGGACGACGCCCCCTCACTGATCTTGTGGACGAACAGCGACGTCTTGGAGTCGCGGTTCAGTTTGTCCTTGACCTTTTGGAAGATCGCGACGTTCAGTTCGCGGTTCCCCGTGTAGGTCGAACCG